TGCAATCTTTTGTCAATTTGTAATTTCTGTTCCACCATGAAATCATAGATTTCCTGTCTGGAATTCAGCATTCTGGCATCTCGTATTGCGCCTTTTTCAGGTATAATACTGAGTCGTTCCAATCCATCAGTGTATGCTTTTTTAAGCAATGGAATATCCAATGCATGAACTTGAATTGGATCTACTCTATCATCAAGCCATTTAGGTAATTTCTCAGCCCACCATTGCCGCTTCTCAACAGTCTTGTGTCCAACTCCAAGAATATTGAATGGCATATGTGGATTGTTGTCCATTGGATAATTCTTATCACCTACTTTGATTCCAGTTTTGGTAAGTTCTATTGTCTGCCCATCTTTCATGTCATCAGTAATGGAAGTAACCGACGGGTGATCATGGCTTACATTACCAATACCTTCACCATGATTCTTGATGAATGTAACTTGATGATCCCTGAATATTGCATTTTCTTCATCTGAAAGAATACCTTCTTTTTTAAGTTTCTTGGATATATCTTTCAATACTTTTTCTTCTGCTGTAGCAATATTTACCCTTCCTGCTGCAACAGCATCAAGGTAATTATTTAGATTACCTTCCAGGTTTTTCAACTTTGACCCATGAAATATTGACGCTGCGATGGATTGATCACCGCCGGATAATTTACCGAACTCATCGCGAATGTCAAGAGTTAGTTTCGCTCTTGTAGCTTCAGCAGTACGTCCTGCACGCGCAATCAAATCACCAGTTACAGGCAATGCTGGAATGTCATCTAGTTGTTTCATATAGAACAGCAATTTACTAGATGCAGGAGCATCAGGTGCAGGTACTTTGGTAATAGCATATGGAGATAGTTCAGTAGTTGCTGCTTTACTAGCACCAGAGATTTTATATGCAGTACCAATTCCACTGAATACTGTACCAGCAATTCCACCTACCGCTGTACCAAGTGCGATATTCCAAGTAACATCAGACAATGACATTTCATCCATGATTGGAGATTTGTACATTGTAGCTGCTACCATAGTTTCAAAAGCTGCTGATTCGAGAGCGGCCTGTCCAGCACCAGCAGCAAGTGCACGAAGGGTATTAGTTTCAGTCAGTGCAAAGGCAGATCCAGTTTCTCTGATTGTAGATACTGCATCTGCTAGATATTTAGTTTTGTTTGGTGCAAGTAAACCTAGTGCATTTCCCATATTGGAACCGAATACGCCTTCTCCAATACTCGCACGGAGCATTGTCTGTCCAGCATTAAGTACTTTTACGCCTGCCATTCCTGGGACAAGAGAACCAGTAACAAATCCAATAGTGTCGATTCCGAGTTTATGCTGGTCATAATACTTTCCTAAATCTTCATCATAGGATTGCAATACTTCTTTATACTTGATTCTCTCATTATCCCCACCGAGCCATGAGCCAACAGTGATTGGAATATTAAGTAATTCTGTAACTGCTGCACCAGCACCAAGAGCAACAGTCTTAGGAATATTCAGCATTGTATCAGTCCACGATTCATCAGTGGAATTAAGCAATGTATGATTAGATGCTGCAAGTTCGTAAGATGCGAGTTGCATGGTTATTTAATTGCTCCAGAGACTTCTTGACTTTGTCCGAATTTCTGGAAATTAGCATACACTTTTCTAGTAAGCCATGCTTGAACTTCAGTCTTATCCATGAAATCGTATTCCTTCTTAGTCATGAATGCAGCAGTTCCTGCCATTCCAGCGCCAGTTAGTGTAATGCCACCACCTACAATTGGCATGAATGGAGTAGCAGCAATGCCTCCAACCATTACACCAATACCAGTCAATGCAGCGGGGCCTGAAACACCAGCATCTACTGATGCTTTGAATTTAGATTGCCGTAATCCTGTAATTTTCTGAATCTGCACATTCTCATTATTGATTAATGCAGCTTGAATATAGAATTTCTGCAAGAAATCAGTTGCTTCATTAGCAGAAATCTTACGGTCAGTAACTGCTTTAGCAACCATCTCACCTACAATGTCAGGGTGAGCAGACTGTTTGCGATTACCATCAGTAATCAATGGAGCGATTACTTTTTGAAATACTGGATTGGCTTGCACAGTAGGTGCCAATGCCATAGTCTCAAATGCAGGTGCTCGCATTGGATTGGTATTGTCATCGCGCTTTACTATTTCGTGCTCTGCAAACCATTTTTTAAACAATTCAGTAGCTTTTAAATCTCTTGCTTCAGGAGTTTTCTCTAGTTCATCTCCTTTAAGTTTTGCTTCCTGCATCGCAGATATAATGGTTTGCTCATCAGGAGTTTTGGCGCGAATTCCATTGCGTGCTCTAAATGCAAGAATCTGTCCTACAGTATCTCCTTGACTGTAAGTTCTTGCAGTGAATGAATCTGGATTGTCCAGAAGCATTCCACGATTAATCATATCATCAATACGTTCTTTTTCTTTTTGTGTTACAATGCGAGATTTTAATTGTCCAGTACTTGCAATAAGTGGTAATCCTTCTTTTTGTGCTGCAACATTGTAAAATCTCAATTGCTCAGCTTCTGCAAGAGCAACATCTTTTGTTGCTTTAATTGCAGCAGTTTTTTGTTCAATTACTAATTCTCTTTGTGCTTTAATTAGTCGTCTAGATTCTTCAGTGTGGAGATAATTATTATATTCTATTGAAAGTTTCAATGTGCGATCAGTAGCCACCATAGCGGCCTGAACACCATGAATATTGCTTTCAATTCCTTTCGCACTGATTGCGCGGCTTTGATTAAGCATATCTTCACTAATGGCACGTTGTCTGTCTACTATTCCAGCAGCATCAATCTTAGCACGAACTGCTTCAGCAGTAGCAGCAGTATTAGTAACTCCAGAAGTAAGATCATCAAGAGTCTTTTTACTGTTTGCTTGTTTCTCTGAAAGTCCTTTAAGATGCTGTTCATCCCAGGGAATAGTAAATGCATTTGCAATAGCTTGTAATGGATCATCAAACAATGAAACTGCTTTATCTTTTGCAATTCCATCTGCTACTTTGCGCATTTCAAGTCCAGTATCACGAATATCACGAAGCATTATGTCCATAACATTTACACTGGTATCTGGACTCATTCCTGCCGCAGCAGCAGCATTTGATTTCAATAAATCAGCTTTGAGTTGCTCAGTGTCTTTTAGTTTAATAGTTTCAGGAGTTTCAAGACTATTTCCTATTGTACCTTTTCCAGCACTAACTGCTTGTTCAGCAAGATTAGTACCAAGAGTGCGATATAATTCCTGCATCTGTCGTGCTTCATCTGCTTGATCTTTAGATGCTATTCCAAGTGCTTTTGGTACACTTGGTATCTGAGCGAGCGATGGGCCTGCCATGTTATGCAGTCCTAGTATAAGAGTTAAGATTCAATATAGTAATAGCTTTACCAATCAACCAACAAACTGGCTCACCAATTCGCACGGTGATCATACCAAGAAAATTAGGCATTCCATTGATATGCCGGGCGCGGGCTAATGCAGCAGGAACTACCAATGCAGTAGCAAGTCTACCAATCCAATCTTTTCTCTGCATCAGTTTAGTATAAGATACTGCCCAAGCACGATAGCCATGAATTGTTTCTTTAGGCATATTAAGAAAATAAGTTACTCCATCTTTGTACTGGCTGTCTGAAAGAATCTTTCTAGCATTCAGTTCAGTGCAGATTACCCAAGCTGCGGCAGCTAATGGAGCAACTTCTTCAAAGAATCCAGCTTCAGCAATTCCAGCTGGTAACGCAAAATCTGCTCCAAGAACTGCATCAGCAGCAGCTAAACCTTCTGCACCTGAACCAAAAATAGCTTCACCAGCAGTAGAAAGTTCAGCAGTTCCATCAATGCCAGCTCCTACTTCTGCTGCACTTGTTGTATCAACTCCACCACTTCCAGCAGCAACACTAGCAGTCTCATCAGCCGCAGCAAGAAATGTGTCAGCAATTGGTGTGGGAGTACTGTCAACTATACTAGTTGCCACACTATTATCCACTACATTACCTAATGCATCTTTGGTGGCAATTTCTCCACCAGTGGTATTGAAATTTGCTCCAAGCTGATCAGCAGGTAGGCCAAAATCTCCTGCATTGCCAGCAGGAGAAGTAGCAACAGATTTAGTAACATCATCTTCAAGAAATTTATCTAGTCCTACAAGTTTCTGGAATTTCTTATTGGATAGTACTGCTAATGCCCCAAGTCCAAGTCCAATACCACCAGCAGGAGTAGACAGGATTCCTGGTGCTTTTACAGTACTGGTACTAGGAGTAGTAGTTTTAGTAGTTGCTGGCGCAATTGATGTAGTTACTGTAGGTGTATTTGCAAGAGCCACTTTCTCTGCAATATTGGTTGCATTTTTATTCATCAACTGCATTGTAGTCGCTGAATTATACAATCCAGCAGATTTCTGTCCACTCATGATTGCAGCAAGTCCTGCAATTCCACCACTACCTTGTCCACTCAATCCACCTTCAGTCATATCTCGCAACATTGCATTAATTGCTTCTGGAGTGAGACTGGTACCAGTAATCTTAGTACTGGTTCCACCAGAATCAGTTTCAGTAGATCCACTTTTACTTGTGGTAACAGGAGCCGCACCAAACAGTGTTTTACTGAATGCTGCAAGATTAGCTGCAAGGTCTACATTCTCATTCAATGCGCCCATGATTGCTCCAGAAATTAATATTTTAAATAGAATAATATAAGTTAGCAAGTTCATCAATGGAAGTCATTTCAATCTACAACTGTGGCTTCCATAGTAATGTAGTATCACTTTGTGCAATTCCAACTAATTGATTCCCAGGAGTAAGTGTAATTGCACCAGCTACAGCAGCGGATAGATAATACTTTGCTGCTGGTGTAAGAGTCCCGCCAGGTAATTCTGGAAATCTATGGCGTATAATGCAACGGCATGATTGCCCGGCGCTGACGGTATTTCCAGCCCAACCAATACAAAAATATGTCGGATCAAGTGCTTTACGTAACTTTCCAGTCCCTGCATCATTATATACTGCAACAAGCTGACCAGCATTGATTCCTTCGAATGCTGTAAGGATTACTTCATTTACTATGTCATCAAATGCTTGTGCCAGAAGTCGTATTGCATTATATACTATTACCAATTCAATATACAATTTTGGATCTTGTGTAAGCGGTTTAGCTGGTAATGCAAGATTCGTAGCATTGCTTCTCATGGCTTATCTTGCACCAGAGACATTAAATGTAAGTACAATGCTTATTGCATTGAATCCACCTTTTGCAAGTACTGTATGATTCAATGCAGTGTTATGAAATTTATATTCTCTGTATTTTCCTGTACTAGCAGCTAGATAACCTACAATTGCAGGACTAAAATTTTTACCATCTAGGCATGGCAAATCATACAATGTGAATGTATTTTCTGGATTTACATTTTCAAATTCAGCACGTTGCAATTGAATCAGTCTGGATCTAACATACTGAAATTTGCCTAATATCATTACTCCATTAGCATTTGGATTATTAATGTCCACATCTAATACATTAATACTTCCACCGCTACCTAGAAAAGCAATATTCTTTTTCGCTGTTTCTACTGTAAGTCTATTCCATTCAAAACAATCTGTATGATTTATTTTTACTTTGCCCCACTGTTTATATGCAATGTCATAAATCAATGCGAAATTAAGACTGGAAATACCATATGAAATTACTAAATACCTACTATTTACTACTACTAATTTCTTTACAATCAATGCTCCAGCGGTATTTGTAATTGTAAACAAATTAGTAGTTTCATTAAAATCTTCAAAAGTACTTCCACTCAGGAAATCAGTTACTTCTGGAAATACTGTACTAGCACTTTTCAGTCCAATCTCTTGCAATCCTGCTGTAGTATACGCATATACTGCACTGGAGTTAGCATTCAATGACACTAATGTGGGATCAAGTAATCCATTTGCACCAGTGATTTCAAGAAAATTAAATGGAAATCTTACATTATCTGATGCAGTTCCACCAATAGCATTACCAGTAGTGAATACAATCATTCCACCAAATACTGGTTCAATGCAAGTAATTTTACCTTTAGCACCTTCTAGCTGGCCCCCACCCGCGCCTGTTGCTAGATCTGGAACAAAATCGGTCGCTAGTAACGTGCTGCTCCAAAATACAGCACTAGCACTGTATGCAATCATGTATCCATGAACTGGACACACGCCTAAAATATCTCCGGCAGTAAGGCCGGTTAATGCCTGCACCGCCATTGTATTAGTTGCGAATGTATATACATAGCAAGCAACATTGGAGAAATAGATATAAGTGACACCACCTACAAATGCCACTGTCATTTGTTTGCCAGCAATTGTTGCTGCTGCTGGTGCTCCAATTGGCACAGACCAGACAACTGCACCAAATTGCATTACATATAGATTCCCTGACTTATCTATTGCAAGAGTTGCAGAAGCACCAGTACTGTCTCGCAATATTACTGTTTCATCAAAATTAGTACCAGATGGATATGTTTGTGCAACTACTTCAGTGAATGAAGTTGCAATATATCCATTGTCTGTAGGCATTACATTGTGGCAGTAATATATCTGTGGAATGCCTTGATTGCTGGTATCTGTAACTGATTGCTGAATGGCACCAATTGGATTGACTTGATCTGGGCCTTTTACAATGATGCTTCTTCCACTCAATTCAGTGAGGAATGGAAACTGTGATGCTTTCAGATTTCCACGATATACTACATCAGACATTGTGGCCTATGCTTCTATTTTTATTTGTTGAATTGCACCAGTAGGAAACTGAACACACAATTCTACTTTGCCTGCATTAAGCCTAGAAAAGATTCTGCACTTCGATGCTGCTGGTGCTGCTGGTGCAGCAATTGCATCTTGTTCCATGAATGCAGTTTCAATTGCTGCAATATCACCGTTTACACCATCTACTACTTGTACCATTGGTTGTGCTGCAACACCTTGATCTACTGCTCGTAGTATTACTCCAGTATGTCCTTGAGACCTTATTCCAATTCCACCTTTTGCTATTGCAGCAGAGCCTTGATCTTTCACTACAAAAGTAATTGCTCCCACTGATCCAATTACAATCAATGTTACATTGTCTGGAATTACCAAACTACCTTCAGTATATGCAATTCCTGGGCCGATCAATACAAAGCCGCCAGCACCAGATGCAGCAGCCGCAGTAATTGCAAGTCCAATTGCAGTAGTATTAGCAAGTGCACTTCCTGCTGGCAATGCACCATAATCTGCTGCACTGATTACATCAGTAAGTTTTTCACTGAGAGTTCTTCCACTCGCAAGAGTTACCAGATCAGAACCTACTGATGTAGTCATGGTATATTTCCTTAATCTTTTTTATGCAATTCAGTCTGCAATACAGCAATCTGTCTATTCAATTCTTCCCATTCTGCATCTGTAGGATCACGCTGCTGAACTTGCATTTCTTGCAATTTTGCTTTACCATCAGCAAGTAATGCGATTACGTCCCTACCAGATGAAATCAGGCCGGGCACAACACCAAGTAATTGAATAGCATAGGCAAGAGCACCCATTTTAATCTCCTGTTATTTAACTGCAAGTGATTGAGTAATGGTAGTAAAAGCAGAAACTGCTTGTTCTGCCGCAGTAATTGCCATTTGCATATTACCGCCACCAGTACGAACAGTTACTTCAGCACCATCCAGCAAAGCTGAAGATGCATCATCTATTTTTTGCAGTTGTGCTACAATCTTTGGATCAGAGCAAATTTTACTAACAGTAGGACAAGCTGGCAAATGCTTGTATGCTACAGCAGCAGTAAGTGCAACTACATAGCTTTGCTTAGCTGCATATACTGCTTGTTGAGGACTTTGTGGAGCAAGCGCACAAGCGGAAAGTACAGCAAATAATGCAATTACTATAATCTTTCTCATGGATCTACCTTTTGAGTTGGAACTGCTGTTTCAATTTTATTTATTACCTTACCATCTTCAGCAACAATGGCTGGTTTTACTTCTGTGCCACTTAATGCTCTAATCGCAGTTGCAGTAGCTGAATTGGAACTGTCCTTATTGAAATATGATTCTACAATTTTCAACATTATAGTACTTAATATTCCAAGAAGTACATTTAATACATCTTTATTTGCATCTGGAAAGGGAAAGAAAAAAGCCACATTCAATGAAATGAAATAGCCAATAGTATATAGTATGGAAAGTAAGTCTACAGTTCTTGGTTGGTAATTCATGGTTTACCGATGCGGCCACCAGTAACCAGAATGATATCCGGAGTAGCCTCCACCAAGCATAAGAATTACTGCAATTACTACAATTACCCATACTATATTAGCTGATGGGCCGGGGGCCGGGCTACCAAGAATCCATGATATTACAATAATAAGAATCAGAAGTGAAAGCAGGTCCATTTCAAACTCCTTTTGCGAGGAAGATAGTCAATGTAATTCCCATACCGATGAAGCTTATTATTGCAGTGATAACTATGCCAATGATCCAGCGCGCATTTACACTAGACACATTTGTTGCCAAGTCCTTTCCGAGTACCACGCTTCTACCCTCTCGTAGATCACTGATCTTTTCCTCTATCGCACTGAATCTTGCCTCAGTCTCAGTACGTGGCATGGTAGCTTTGTTCTGCTCATCCATCTTATGTGCCAAATCGTTGTGAGACTGATTATAAGATTTCTGTGCTTCTTCAGCTTTTACAATGGCTTTCTCACTTGATGCAAAAGCTCCGTTTGTGAGTTCTTTCTGAGCCGCAAGTGCAGAAGCTACAGCATCACGACTGGCAGTAAACATTCCCATGTAGCGAATGTCTCGCTCGCCCATCAGTTCACGAAATGATTTAAATTCAGCAATCAATGAATGCAAATCATTAGAGAGTTTCTGTTCGCAAGGATTCATTTTACCCCTTCATGTTCCATGCTAAAATGATTTCCATCAGGTCTGGAGAATCTACCACCCCAACGACACAATGGATGTAATGATTCCCAATACACTCCAATTGGTTTATATGATTCAGTATTAGTCATATATACTCCATTGATGAATAGATTCAAATCAATTGCAAGTCGTTTTAAATGCAGTGAATTACTAATTCCTTTTCCAGATGCTGCATTCAACGCTGCTTGTTCTGGTGTCCTCACCGCCTCACCAAAACTGAATTCATATTCATGTGCATAAGACCAAATGATTAATTGTCCAATTAAGCTAACAAATAATCTCTGTTTTTCAGACAATGTCATTTTACTACTACTTCACTTGAATCTACTGCAACATCTTGCGCGGTGATCACACCTTTCATAACCAATACTGCTCTTAAATCAGCAACAGTTTCTTCTCTCGACGCTGGTTCTGGTATTGGAATCATTGCTTTATATTCTTCTGAAGATACAATTCTTTCTTCTAAATCTTTCTTATCAAATCCAGCACCAACTGCATTATCAATCAAAGTGCCTTCAGTAGCATCTGATTGCATTTCAAGTATTTTACCAGTAGATTTTTGTATGCAGATTCTCATGGGTTCACCTGAATGCAAGGTAGCCGCAATTGGCTGTGTTGGTTGGAGTACCAGCTTTAGTCCACGTCAATGTAAAACCATCTGCATCAAAAGAGGCTATCACTGCGCCATTGCTATTTGCCGACCCAGCATCATCAAACAGATAAATTGCACTTGTCGTTGTTGCGAACGCAACATTATTTGCCGCTATTGCTTCGTTCACCAGACAAATATTCACTGACCCGTCTGAAAACCCAACACTGCTTGTTTGGGTGCCTCCATTCTGTACATTGCCTAAAAATATGATTGCTTTTGGTTTAAATCCAATACCAGTATATGCAACATTCCCAGAACCAACTGACATAACTCTAGAGAATGTTCCTGCTTTAAACCAAGTACCTTGCCATTCTGGTAATACTCCAGTCGAATGCAACCTAGTCCCTAATGCACCAATTGCAAGTTTCGCAGCAACATCTGCACCTGCACCATAAGTAAGATCACCAGCAGCATCAAATATATCAGGAAATGTGACACCTAATGCTGCTCTTGCAGCAGTTCCAGTAGTGCTTCCAGTTCCTCCAGAAGCAACTGGCAATGGTGCTCCAAGTACAAGAGAACCAATACTGCCTGCACCACTTACTGCCAATGTAGGAAATACTCCTGCAACTACTGTACCAGTAATTGCAGTCTGACCTACTGCATATACTATGGTGCCGGCAGGAACACCGGTCGTAAGTGTGAAACTAGCAGTATCAGTCTCACTATAATCTGCTACTGCTCGCTGTGCCAGTCCAGAAACATACACTTGCAGGGAGCCAGTACCAGGTACATAAGTGAATCCAGTTAATGGGAATACAGTTTGTCCAGCAGTAGCAACAAATGCTTGAGTCTTGATGCTGGAATTGGCACTTATTGAACTTCCCGGTGCCCAAATACTAGCAGCCATGAGTTAGTATCCTTGAGCCAGAATGTTATTGTTTCTAAGCAATGTGTATTGCTCAGTAACTTCTTTAGTCATCATTGCAGCCTGTTCATCATAGCCAGTCTGCTTGAATATTTTACTGACTGCTTCATACTCTATTGCAAATGGAGCATCTAATGCGATCCAAGAATTGTATGATGCTTCAGTAATATCTGGATGTAGATAACAACCAAGAAGCATATATTGATCTTGTGTGTCTGAATGTATTTCCAGACTAGTACCTGCTACATAGCATACATTAGTTCGATCTATGCCATAGGAATCTACTGCAATTGATTTATCTGGAGTTAATACATCAAAGAATATTCCAGGAAGTAATCCAGTACTGTCTAGTTTCCTTAAATATTTCAACGCTCTCCATCTAGGTACTAGACTTCTATAATCTAAACTCTGACTGTATGCTACTGGATTCCACTGAATTCCAGTTTCAAATAAATCTTTAGGATAGAAATCAGTATTATGCGCTTTCAGTGTGGCAGCCTTCACTGCAAGTTTAATCTCAGCGTCCAAATCTGGACGATTGGTCATTACTTTTACATCTGCAACCAATTCAGCGAAGGATGCCATACTTGATTATTTTTTGAAATTGATTGAACCAGGTTTCACTGCTGTAGCAGCACCAATTGAATTACTTACTGCGGCAGCTACTCCAACAGTACCAGTTCCATGAGGTTTTGCAGGAGTAACATCACTCACTGACTCGCCATTGGCATTAGCGCGGGCTTTATCTGCTTCATAATCTGCAATGATTTTCTTTTTCAATACTGCCATTGGATCAAGTTCCAATGAATTAATATTTTCTTGTCCAGCTACTTGCCAAATTGAACCAATTCCAGCTTTGATTTCAGCTTGCAATTCAGCAATTTCAGATGAAATGTCAGTTCTGTATACTCCACCGAAGAATTCAGCGGTTTTACCAGATTTAAAAATGTAACGATGCGCATTCTTGTCAATGAAAAACTGAGCAAGAATTTTTCCTTCGTCTTTGACTACTTCTTTTTTAATTAGGTCCATTTGAATATACTTCCTTAGTTGAGTTTTAAATCACGAGGAATGGTGGTTTGTTTATAGTGAAACCACCAAACAACTCGATTGAGAATCCGAAGAGGAAGAACTCAATCAGTTTTCCCAGGGACAGCCAGGAGATTAACCAGTTGCACCAGCAGTAAGGCCGTAGATGATCGCATTAGCTGCTGGATTCCGTACTACAGTAGTAAGTTCCGTAGTAAGCGTTCCACCAACAGCATCAACACCATCATCATTGTCAGTGTTGAAATCTGCACTCTGAGTCTTTCTGTCTCCAAGATATGCAAGACTGAAAGTGCTCAGATCTACTACAATTGCCATTGAAGCCCAAATGGTATTGGTATTGAACAGTGGATGCTCAATTACTCTGAATGTGCCACGAGCAGTTTTAAAGGTACTGAATTGCAGTCCATAACTGGTTGCACCATCTACCATCATGTAAGTACCATTCAATCTGCCAATGTTATTCAACACTCTTTTGGCAGTACCACCAACAAACATAATACGCTCATTAGCAACTTTCGGATCGGTTGCTTGATTAAATACTGGATCAAGCGCGGCCTCAAGTTGAGTATAAGTGGTAGTAGCACCAGCTACAGTAGTATTGGCACCATAACCAGCAGGATACAGCGTAGTGTCAATGATTGCAGCTTGCAGGCCAGCCATAGTACGGAACGGTTGACCATTCCTTGTAGAACTGGATTTCTGCCCGAAAAATAGAGCCTTCTCAATATCTGCAGCATGAAACGCTGCACAGTCCTGTCTACTTTCTGCTACGTTCGTGTCTCCTGCAATTACCAGAGTTGCACGAACTGTATCAGTAATGGCCCAAGTATTCCTGAAAATCTGCGTGTAATTGGTTACCCGAACTGGCGTAACATTCAGTGCATTCGGCCGCACTGAACCTTCCTCAAACGCATTGCCTACCATCAGGAATACACCAGTACCAGCAGCATCAGTACCAGCAGCCACAGTACCTTGCGCGCGAGATACAGTAAGTTGTGTTGCACTAGTTACACCATTCACAATTACGTTCTCACCAAGCATATTAACACCAGGAGTACTGGCGCGGAAAATCATACCCGGCAGAATATTTGCAGTAGATGCTACAGTGAATGTAGTGTCAGCAGCAACAACTGCAGCAGTAAGAGTAAATGATGGAAACAGTGCAGTTTTCGCAAAGAATCCATGCTCTACCTGCACCGCAGTCTCACTAGGCAACATACTAGTAAGTCCGAATAATGGTGCACTACCATTCGGCATCAGCCGGGTGATCATACCAGCAAATGACTTCTTTGCCAGATCAGTAGCAAAATTACTTGTAGTAAACATTCCAGTGAAAGACATTTGATTCTCCAGTTCTAGTATTTAATGGTTGTATATTGACTTAGACATGAAGCAGCGTGTAAGTAGCTGCGGCAGTCTTAGTCATATACACTCTACGAGTCGCTGCATTGATAGTTACAAGTCCAGTAAGAGTAAGACCAGCAGCAGTAGTCATAGTTGCAACTTGTGCGGCTGTATTAGTGACAGTAAATTGTATGGTGCTACCAATTGGCATATCTGGAAATGCAAGATCAAGAGCAGCACCAGTAGGATAGGTATATGCCACTGCACCAACAGCGCCAGTAAATACCATTGCACCACTAGCGATTTGACCTGTGGTAACAGTCAAATTACCAGCAGTAGCAACAGCAGCGGAAGGGGCACCTGGCATTGCAATTACATCACCAGGAGCAAGTTCACCCCACATTGCACCATTACGAACCAGAACGCTTCTCATCATGATAGAAACCTCTTAAGTTAGTTAATTAGTTAATAAATTAATTCTCTTATGCGAACAAACTCCAATCTGTTTCACCTTTACCAGCTTTAGCATCTTTCTCTATTTCAATTTTCTTGGTAAAAGCAGTACCTAGTTGTTCCACATACTGTTTAGCCATTGCAGTGATTTCCGGCGCAGTTGCATTAGGATACTTTACTGTCATCTGCGCTTCAAGAGCACTGATTATTGGCGCTACTGCTGGATTTGCGAAGATTGGATTTTCAGTTCGCAGACTATCAGTAACTGTCTGCCGTTTGATATGCTGAGGAAGTTCTGAGAGGAATGTTTCTTTGGATTTAGCTACTGCTTGTTCTACAATCTTTGTAGTAGCAAAGGCAGATTGAGCATAAGCACTTTGCGCTACTTTATTCATTGCTTCCATGAAAGCCTTACCTGCTGCTTCACCACCACCAGCAATTGCAGCAAGTTGCTCAGGAGATACTACTTTGGCAAAATCAATCTTGCCAGCAGCTTCCATGAATTTCTTTGGATCAATTGTTCCGAATACACCTGCATTTGGATCTGGTGCATTTGGATCAGTTTTAACAGGTTGCCATAGTTCACTAAATGCCTCAAAGGGAGCAGGTTCTTTCTTTACTGTAGTATCACCGCCAGTTCCCGGAGGAATAACACCATTAGGTGCAGCACCATCTACTGTATTGGATGGTGCTTCTTTATTAGGTAAATTACCAGGAGTTCCTGCATTGTTCTGCGGAACTACTACTGGTGCTGATTTAAAGAGACTCATAATTCCACTTACTGCGCCCATGATTCGATTCCTTATTTAGTTTAAGTTGGATTGTCTTGCGAGGGATTTAATGCTACCTTTTGTGCTGCTGCTGATGCATCAATCAATGCTGTGATTAAATCAATTTGACCTTTTAAAAATGCTTCTTGTTGAGTATAGCTTAATACATCATTTGGAGTGAATACAAGATTTATTTTCTGTTCTGCTGCATCAGTACGCATATTATGCAATACACCAAGCTGCATATCATTTAGTATGGTACCAGATAATGTTTCTTCTGTAGTAAGACTGTATCTTGAAAAAGTACTTGGGATTGTTCTCATGGTGTTGGTACTGATCCAGTTACATTACGGGTAATATTCTGAACTGTATTAGTCACTTTTGGTTCTGCTGCTGGTGCTGCACCACTGCCACCTTGCTTTTTCGGATCGTATCCATATTGCTGTGGCATTGGTTGTGGTGGCAATTGTTTCATTATTTCTTGCATTGCTTTTGGATCCATTCCTTTCATAGCACCAGCAAACATCTGCATTGCTTGTTGCCATTGTGCTAATGCACCTTCATATGCCATTTGTTCTTGACTCTTTTCAAAATCTTGAATCCTACCGCCTTGTGTTTTCATGAAATAGGAAAACAACGGTGGCAGATTATATCCTGCTGCAATCTGTGGACTGGAACCAATTACTTGCATTGCAACTTGTAATGTGTCAGAATTAATCAATTTATCAGTTGGAGTAAGTCCATCACTGACTTTGAAATCCATTACTGCTTTTCTCAATGCTACTGGATCAATCTCTACTACACGCTGCAAATCTTTATTAAATAGACTGATTCCACCTTGGTATTGCAATATATTAATTTTCAATATATTCTTCAATGGAGTAAATACTTGATCTTCATATAGCAAACTACACATCTGATCACGGCCATTTGCATTGCTCATTACAGACTGAAATTCATGTAATGTCTTATTACCCTTTACAAATTGGCCTTGTCTTACTGGATTCTGTCCAGAGATTAGATTTGCCATTCCCATCAATGCTTGTGTTTCTTGTCCAATTATTCCTGCTTGTTCATCACGGAATGGAATTGAATAATATGCATCTTGTACTGGTTTACCATATGCCGAAGGCCGTACTGGTATCTTGGCCGCCGGATTTTCACTGTTAATATGTGCCTCTGTTATGCGCGATGGATCATAAATACCCCGATCGCTAATAGCACGACGGCGAGCCGCAATACTACTATTCCACATAGCAGAAGTAATAGCTTGAATGGGAGCAACATTAGCAGCAAGAGATTTAGTTTGATATTCCAAACCATCCTCAAGAGGTTGACCAAATAACATGGGAAGAAAACCATGAGCATTTGTTTGTCTCTCTGCGTAAAGTAATACTTGATGATTTACCCAAATGAATTTCCAAATTTGCGGAGTATTAGGTGCTGGTACTCGCATTCCAAAATCACTAGGAAGAATCTTGCCGTACAATGTAGTAACTTCGTACATATTTTTGTATTTGATTTTCGGATCATTGGAAGCAATACCAGCCCATGCTTCCCAATTAAAATAACCCATCTTGTTATTTACATTCAGTAATGCATCTGGGTTAATATCTGGGATATAAAAGCCGCCCCAGGATTGTTGATTACTAGTCAATGTGCTACCTTGAGTGCCAACACCAGATTCAAATGCTGCTATAATATTGTCTACCATTTTATCTGGTAGCTTATTGATAAATGACTTAAGCTGAATCCTGGACATTAATTCAGTGAAACCAGCAAATTCACCTTTCCAGTACATCTCTGAAGGTGCTACACGAGTGTCAAATATTAGATTATATGGATCACGGCGGCGTAAAGCATTACCTTCCCAGATCACCTCCTTAGGTTTAGCTTGAGTGGTACTGAATACTAAATCAGTTTCAAGCGCCGCCGTAACTACACGATCCCAATTTACTTCCATCGCACTGAGATTATACTTGAATCCATCTCTGAAAAATAGCATTAGTTCTCTTACCCAACCACCTACTGAACTCTGATTCTCTATTACTGTTTCCATCTGTAATGCAGCATCTTCATTTAATGGATTTGCAACTACACCAAATATTGGATGACCAGTAAGAAATACTGATGCTTGATAAGTTACAGCAGATTCCACCATTGGCATTACTACTGGTACTACCACATTCTGGAATTTGGTAGGATCACCATAGCGATTTGCTATTCTGGCTTTCCATTGTTTTTCTGTGTAATCATTCTCACGAATATAATCTAAATCCATTCTGCGCATCTGTTGGCGCAGATTCCAATTCTGTGATTGCAAATTGCACGCTTGATGATGGAATTGCAATAATGCTTCCTGAGTCTTTCTAGGAAGAATCATCGGAGTATTAGGTTGTGCCATTTATTTTTTACTCCACATATTGGATAAAAATTCAGTTACTTGATCAATCACTGAGGGTGAGGTAGATTCTTGTTTCGGCGCGGTGTTCACATCGGGCGATTCTACTGGCATCAAGTCTGAAACTACTTTCAATACTCTATCTCTATTTTCCAATAATCTATCATGCTCTGCTATTAATATCTGCTTCAGTTTTGGATTTTTCTGTTCTGCTATTGCAGTACGCAATTCTGCATAATTGGTATCAGACTGATCATGTATGTCATCCATCAATAATTCTGTTGGAGATAGTTGTAATTGTTTTTTCAGATTCTTATCTCTAGTGCTCAATCTAATTTCAGGTTGTGGCATCTCAGTCTCAGTTAATCCATGTTGTTGGGATATTGTAAAAACTATCCCAAGGACATATATTAGAAACAACAATTCACTTCCGCGGGAAGTACTTGAATCTTTGCATCATCTTGTTGAATTATTTGATTCCATGCTACTACATACTCACCATACAATTCCAATACTTTTGGTGCATAAGTCAACAAGTCTAATATTCCATCAGTATTATCTCGTCTCATTGGATTGAATTGCATTATCTGCAAAAATACTTCAGACTTGCATTCCGGTGCGATGAAGATTTCACCAGAGGATAGTCCTTTAAACATAGTCAAGATACGGGAGTTCTTACTGAATCCTCCAGGATATACTTCAACGAATTCTAGTCCTTCTATATTCATCTGCTCACATATGAATTTGAACCAATATAATAATGTACTTTGATATGCTACTGATTCACAACAGATCAGTCTGCAATTTTTACTAATTGCAAATTTCAATGCTTCTCGTATTGTATCACCTGGACTATACCTTGCTTCCAATACTTCGCGCAATACTGGAAATCCACTGAATACTTCGAAATATCCAATTGCTACTGCATCAGAATTAATCTTACCACTAGAAGGATCAATAAGGATAAAGTTACCGACAGGAATATCTCCATCACGGTAGGGTAATTCTGGTAATTTACTGAGATCAATGAGATGATTTTGGCTTGCAGTTTCATCATTTAATACCTCAGCATAGAATACTTCAGGTCTACCCATTGATAGATCATTTTCATATTCTTTAATCAATTGCTTGATTGGTTGCAATTCTTCCCATAATGAAGAACCATCGGCAAGAATTCCACCAGCGATGAATTTGACCCAATTAGGATTCTTTTTAAGTTTTCTAAGGATTGAGAATTTAGTAGGATACATATTTCCTACAAAAATAAATAAACAACCATGAGGCGATTTAGCTTTCATGGCAGTACCCATCATTTCACTTTCTAGTGTCTCAGATTGAACTTGACTTTCTGCACATAGTTTTGACTGAATATCATCAAAAAGCATCACATCAGGACGCTCATTTTTCAATGATACACCACGAATTATCTCTACTGTACCTGCCATGAGGGTAATATTTCTTCCTCTGAATCCGAATTTCTTTAAATCCAGTCGATCTGTTTCTAGTCCTAATCTCCAATCACCAAATGTTTTTCTTGTATTTTCTTCATTGAGCATATCTGCCACATCAGCAATTATATTATTTGCTTTACCTTGATTTTCACATAATACCAATATGAATTTCTTTCCAGTAAACAAAATACAATACAGTATAAACAATTTCATCAACATTGTTTTACCAAAACCACGCGGTAATCCCAATGCTAATTGACTGAAATCACGGCCGCGGCCTGCATAGTCTAATAACCAATCCCACACTGCAAGGAATACTGGTGGAAAACTGTATTGATATATCGTAGGCATTGCAAGACCTGCCAAGAAATCAAGAGATTTCTTGCATAATGCAACTACTTGATCTGCATTGAATGATGCCTCAGTTACACTGGAAGTATCTGGTGCATTCACACCATCAGTAGTTTTCCAAGCATCTAATGCTTCTACTGAATCGAATCCTAGTTTATTCAGCAGGCTCATATATCTTTGTCAATTCCATTGTAATTATGTCCTATTCTCTGTGCTGGTTCCTTACTCTCACTAAATACACCCAGAAGTAATATTCTTGCAGCAGCTTTATTCGCTGCCAGCAATTGTTTCTTCTTGGCCTCAACCTGCGCCATTTCTGCTTCTTTCTCTAGTATCTTCAATGGCAAGTTCATTAACATTTTTTTCCTTAGATAGCTTTTCTAATGCATGGGATTGTATTGTTAGCAGATTTTGCTCGTTCCCTTCTGATCCTACTGTAACAACTTGGCCTTGAATATTTGTCTGAAATTTGTTTATAATCTGTACTGGGACTACCAGTTGTATCACTGCTTGTTTTTCAATCATTGCTTCTGGTGTGCTGGCCCCGCGCCTTTTTGCATTATTAATTACCGCAATTGCTTTAATTATTTCCATTGGACGATGCATTAATGGAATACAGTCATCTATTAATTTTTTAATCAATACATCTTCAGCACTGTCATATGCATCATCGCGATCATTGTGTTTTGCTAGATTTTTGTACCGCAATTCTGCTACTTTTGCAGCAAAATTCTCATCAGACAACAGTTGACTGATTCTTGCCTTACTTATTCCTAAACTATCAGCCACCGCAGTGGGTGCAATACCACTACCTAGCAGTTTCAATGCTCTTTCATCGGTAATACTAAGCAATGGGGCCGGGGTGTTCATCGCAGTGTCATTCATTACCTGCATTATGCTCTTTATAGCATCAGGACTCAGGGGAAGTTAGTTTCTTTATGCCAAATCTAGCATTTAGGATACACGCGCCATAGGAACTCAAAAAGGCTTCCATCCCCCGGCAGTTAGTGAGTGCTTACTGCGGAATGTTAGTGAGTGCTTACACTGACAAGGATGCAAGGATGATTCAGCGCCTCGATGTGAGTACTTACACTGACAAGTAGCTGACTGGATACCTGCTAGGACATGGTTATAGCTGTATGCCTATACAGTGTCGCTAGAATCAACAGTCTCAACACGCTGTAAGGCATTGATTCTATTGTGTTTTGTGCTGTCAATGTTGATATTTCAACGTGTAAGCATATTGTGTGCCAGATGGTCAGGCATAACTCATTGATATTGCAGCGGAATATAAATTAGTTCATGGCGGATTGGTGGCATGGGAGTTGCATATAGTAGTATGTGCATATTGCACGACTAACTAAACAGGAGACTAGAACCATGTTGTATCCAGTGATAGCGAGTAAAGACCTTGCCAAGACCATTCCTGAAGGAATGACAGTGTTCAGTGTTTCAAGGAATGATGGTAAGAAAGGAAAGAGCGGGATTGTCTGTGTCGCGCCAGGAATTAGCGAAGCGGTGCGGAATGTGTTTGTGTCCAGTGCTGAGGGTGTTGCGTTCGTGCAAGATCAAATGGAATGGCTGAAGTCCAAAGTCATCAGTGCCATTCACGCGAAAGGCAATACGGTGCATGACGAGAATACAGGTATTACTGCCATTCTCGCGCAAGCCAGACTGGAAACGGAAAGCCAGAGAATGACCAAAGAGGCAATCGAAGTCTGGTTCGATGCTGATTTGGCTCCGCTGGTTGCAGGTCGCATCACTGCCAAAATGGTTGGCATTGCGGCAGACAAGGTAGAAAAGCTGGTCGCAGGGTACAAAGGGAAATTCGCCAGTCTGAGCGGCAGAGATGTTTCCCTTGCTCCTGAAGTCAAGGCGCAGATGTTGAAAGCATTGGAACTGCTGCCGGAAGATTACGACCATGTAATCGCGGTCAAGGTAGCTGAGAAGCTGAATAGCATCAGTGAGGCGACAGAAACACTTGCGGCATTGTAGGGCAGTAGCATAAGGTCAGGATACTTCGGTATCCTTTCCTTATGTACTGTACGCCAGGAATTAGAATCTATATCTTGAAACTAGGAGACAAATCCAATGCATGAAATTGAAAAGTATGCATTAGCAGACAAGCTAATGCGGGAAGTGTGGCAGAATTATAGTGTGGTATATGGAGTAAAAATGCCAAGCTATCCGCAGTTTGATGCGACTAGCAAGGCAATGGGAACCGCAGGGTTTTACTATTTCAACAGCCGCAAAGTCTGGATTAATCTTGCGTTCTATCAGGGTGGTGATACAACAGACTTGCGTGAAACAATAGCGCATGAGTTGGCGCATCACTTGTGCAGAATGATGTTTCCAAATGCGCCACAAGCACATGGCCCACAATTTAAAAACATCATGCAAAGTATTGGCTATGATGGTAATAGATGCCATAGTATGAATGTTGCAATGGCAAGGAA